GCCAGCTCAACACTTGATTTAATCTCAGCATTATATATTTGTGTCGCATGAAATAAATCAAAAGTTGATTCAGTCAATTCATCTGTAATCTCTTTCCCTGCAATTGCTTCATCTGTTCTCGATCGCGTAGTTTCGGCCCATCGTGTCCATGCATCTGATGTTGTAATGATTTCCTTACCTAAATCTGTCAAACTATCTGCTTCATCATCGGTTTTTGGAATTAGTTTATCTGTGGCTTCTCCTGATTTTTCTTTTGCTTCTATTTCTTTGTTTAACCATGTAATTGTATTTTGTCTTGCTGCTATTCCTTTCCCCAAAGTCTCTATTTCTTCTTTTAGAGTATCTATATATTCCTGGCTGCCATGCTGCATTACAGACCGAATGGCCCCTTCAAGTTCTATCTCTTTTCTATGTAATTTTTTTGCGTCTGCTGCTTGTATAAATGCAAGAGCTTCCAATCTTTGAAGATCAGTAACATCTTTCATCGGTTTTCTTAATATTTCATAAGCTTCTGCTAAATCTTTATTAGCTTGAACATTTTTATATATAATTAATCCTAAAGCAGTAAGGGCAGCTGCTACCAAAAATATAGGCCCTGCGGCAGCTCCGAGGGTAATCAATTTAGGAATGAGTAATTTCAAAGCTGCGCTTAGTGCAGTAATGGATCCCACTAACTTTCCGGAAATAAATAAAACAGGCCCCAATCCGGCAGCTAACCCCGCTACCGCTAAAATTAACTTCTTTGTCTTATCATCCATTTCGCCTATTTTTTGAACTACTGCAAGTGTTCGCTCTAAAAAATTCTTAATTTGTGGCAATAGTATTACGGCAAAACTTCGCGCAAGCATTCCAAGATTATCTTTTACAGTTGAAAATAAACCTAATAATGATTTAGACTGCTTCTCTATCATACCGGCAAATTGCCCGCTTCCAGTTGTTAATGATCGTAGGGCTTTGTCGACATCATCAAAGCTCACTTTCCCCTGAGAGATCATATCGAATAATTCCTCTGTAGTAACCTCAAGCGTATCGGCAAGGGCCTGCAATATGGGGACGCCAGCTTCAGTGAACATATTCAATTCTTCCAGTGTAGCCCTGCCCTTAGCCTGCAATTTTCCATATGCTAGAGTTAGTCTATCCAATATTTCCTGATCACCCTGTGCAGCATTTCCAAGCATCCGCATTTTATCAATGACATCTTTGCTTTCCGTTCCAAAGGCTATTAATCTCTTTGTACCTTCTACAAGGTTTGGTAATTGGAAAGGAGTGGCGGCGGAAAATTTCTCTATATCTTTTAATAAACCTTCGGCTTTGTCGGCACTTCTTAACATGGTTTCAAAAGCAATTCGGTGCTTTTCCATTTTACCGGCTGATATAAGAGCTGCCGTTCCTATACCGACTATGGGGAGTGTAACAAACATGGTCATTTTCTTGCCTATATCAGAAAGCGATTTACCCATCGCCATCACTTTCTTTTGAGTGACAGTCATTGACCTTTCAAATTGCTTCGTATCTCCTAATAGAGAAACTACTAATGAACCTAATGGCATTGACTTTACCTTCTTATTATTTTGCCATGTTTCAATTTTTTAATTGCTTCCAAATCCGGTTTATCAGGATCGATATCATAAATCCAATCAATATATTCTTTTGGGACCATGCTTAAGTATTGGCTAATTTGATACATGCTCATCTCCCAGAGAATATAATCAGGCGTTGCAAACTGCCAGAAATGCCCTAAAACAGCAAAAAGATGATACCAGTTTATTTCTTTTCTTCTATTTCCTTTTTTTTTGTATCGTTTTCATTACCATCTATGCCGGCACCGTAACTTGAAGCTATGGCTATAAATTGTCTGAGATCGTATATGTCCGCATTTTCAAGCACCCATTCTTTTTTAATTTCATTTCCAGAGGCACGACAAACAATAAGAACGAGCTCAACCATTTCATTTAATATTTCCAGCGCCTTGTCATCGTTTATATTTTTTTCTTGATACTTTTTGCCTATCTGGTTTGCCTTGATGGAAACAATGAGAGGCACCTTGGATACTTTGAGTTTTTTACCTGCTATAATTATTGTTTTAGATGGACGCAATAATTCATCAAGATTATTTTCATTTTTATCCATTCCTTACTCCTTATACGATGCTCTGTTCATCGATGATCTCATACAGCTGATCGCCTATTGTTCTGGTAACATCAACTTTTCCAACCATATTGATTGGAGCAACCATCACGTCTTCCGCCTCATCTGATGGGAATTCAAAAGTTATACCCTCTTCAACAAGTGAGTAATAGACAGTCACCTGGAGCTTTTTGTCGTTCTCATCGGTATTGGTGAGTCGTATAACTTTCGGAGAGATCGTCTTCTTCCCGCCTGAAGTGAGCTTTTTTGATACATTCGGTGTGTAGGAATAATCGACCAGGACTGTATCGCCATCGATAATAGCCCCGCCATCAATTCTTGCAATACAGGTATAACCGGCAGGATCAACCGCTATCACATAATCTGTATTAAGCGTCCTGGCTGCCGGAGTCGCATCATTGCTGGTTACGACAATGGTTGTCACTTCAGTGTTATCACCATTTTTGTGAAGGAATCTAACCAAGTCGGTATCATACAGAGTGATCTCTTCATCGGTTACAGGCGTTGGGGATCCCGCAACAAAGCTATAGGAATCTATCCCGCCCCTGATTTCATCGAGTATTTCAAGATCGATCTCGATAAGACTTCCGGTGATAGCGACTTTCTGATTTTTGATATAATCCTTTATCGTTCCCGCATTGTCGGATTCTACCTCGACTTTATCCCAACTTTCAGAAAGCGATATTCCTCTCATTGCCCCCAGATTGACGAGAGATCCAATCGCATCACCAACCTCCACTTTCGCGGAGCCCAATTTAACAGCTCCGCTTTTTTGTATAGTTGTCTGAGACATTTAATCTACCTCCGATTCATTAATTTTGTTTATGTCAACAGGTTTTGAATTTCCGTAAGAAATAGGTTTTTCTTCTGAAATTCCGCAACCTGGAATATCCTTAATATTGATTCCTTTCAATTTCTTTTTTTCGACGTATTCGGCCCAGCCCGCATTTACCCAGGCTCCAGCACGTTCGGGATTCAACTTCCGGATGTCGCCGATTTTGTTACTATCGGTATCAACTATCATTTTTACCTTTTCTAACTTTTTCATGAATTTATCCTTTCGTTATATCCGTAAAGTATTTCTGTTTTCAAAAGATCAGATTCTTCCGGTATATATAATTTTATTCTCCTGCCATATGCTATCCCGCACCACCAGGAGAAGGATTCCCTCTGATATTCATACCGGGATCCCCGCGCCATTTCGCATCCGTAAAGATGTATTTCCTTATAGTTCTCATATATGGCCAGCGCAAGCATCCAGTCCATGGAGCAGTTGAAAAAGGCACCGAACTCCTGAATGACTTCATTTTTCGGATATTTAACACTCATCGGTATTGCCCCGAACTTATGCTGCATATATACCGGTATTTCTTTCTGCGTTTTCAGCCAATCAAGATACCGTTCGGGCTCAATATCTTTCACTCTGGAATAATGCATTTCAAACCATCTGTCGGCCCGCGGGATCTTGTAAAAAAGCCAATTCAATCCCCACACCTCAAAATTCACATCGAAAAAAGGCGCCTGTTTCCGTGTGGTAAGCGAATATGCAACTATAGCAACCTTTTTCATATATACCCCCTATGGGTAATGAGTTCCGCCGGCAGCCAGGCTAAGTTTTAATTTCTTCTATTCTCGCACTTAATTCTTTCATATTTTTCTTTTTTTGCATACCCCCCCCATTTTTAAACCTCCCGATAGATGATCTTGTAATCCGATGGAATATGATACGTTTCCGTTTCCGGATCATAGATATCAAAGCTGTTTTCAAATACCACCTGGGCCACCTTGACACCGGATCCTCCCCCCATCACTCCCTTATACCGCTGCATAACTTCTTTTACAGCATTTCGCAACGTCTTCGCTTCCAGATATGTTTTAGTCCAGCTGCTTAATTGAAACCGCGGGTACGCGATATCCACGTCATGGAATACCGGATTTGATACCTCTAAATATGTCAATGCCGGGTAATCCACATCTTGAGGTAATACCTCCGGATATAACCGATCGCCAATTATATCTGTGATTTCCGTTTTACTGAGCAGATATATTTTTAATGCTTCTTCGATTGTCATTGGCCGGCCCTGTCGATTACTCCTTTATATTCTTTCTTCACCTTCGCCTTAACTTGATTTACATTCTCATCGAAAGCTGGCCGCACATATGGATGAGGTTTGTGAAAGACCCCTTTCGGATATTCCCAGCCATATTCCTGGGACGCCGGGTAATACGATTTTTTATCTTTCCCCACCTGAAATTCCGGATGTTTTTCCGAACTCTCTTTTGTTATACCGACCACAATTCCTATTACTCCATTTTCGTCCTTCCAAATCTTTTTTCTGATCGCATCCCTTATATTTCCTTTATCCTGCGGCGCTTTGCCTTTCATTACCCGCACGAGCTTATCAGCTTCCTGGTTGAATACATTCTTGTTTGTTCTATCCAATTCAACGGAGAGGTTTTTAATGTTTTTTATTAGCTGCTCAATACCCTGAACCTTCACCATCGATTTCATACTGATTCCTTGACCATCAATTGTAATTCACTATTTTTTTCTCCGGGATTTATTACGGATATAATTTCAAATATTCTTGTCTCATATTTCACCCGCATCTTTGATATCACGCCCGCCAGGTACCGTATTTTTATCTTTCCCGTGATCTCTGCATTGACTTGCTGCGAATCCCAAAATTCTTTTCCTCTGATCGGTTCTATTGAGGCCCACACGGTCGCAAAATCAGCCCATGAATCGATCTCTGCGTTCATGGCATCCCGTGTCGGCGTGTTCTGCTGAATTATGATTTTATGTCTCAGATCCCCTGCCCTGATCATAACGGCCATATCCTTTTAAATCCGAGAAGTGAATGCACGGCAAACGGTACTTCTTTCAATTCTTTTATATCAGTCGCCTCCCTGTTCTCCCACATATGCCCGACCAGAATCTTGATAGCCAATCGCACTTTCATCGGGACATTCGTTGCGAGGACACCATATCCGGCTATAAATCGAATGACCACGCCATTAATAGATCGAAGCACTATAGTCGGCCAGCTTTTGCCATAGCCGAGCGCCACTCTGCCTCTGTATCCTGATGCATCCGTATCATAATTTGCAGCAGCAAAAATGTATTCCGCCCCGGCCGTATCGTAATATTTGATATGTACGATCGGAGCCTGACCTTGTGTTATAACATTCGGTGCAACCGACCATCCTGTATTTCCATTTGTAACGTCTGTCACAACTCCATTATTGGCGTTTATCACGGTCACGACTGCGGAAGCTGCTACGGCGCCGAAATCACCTACTGCATCAATGGCATTTTTGACTGCCGTTGCCACTGTGTCTGCATCCGCATCTACAGCTATACCTACAACGATGCCCGTCTTGCCCGATAATGCCGGATCGACTGATCCTTCGCCAGTTACATCAAACCAGGCGTAATATGCCGTAGTGGGATCATCGAGAGTGATATATTTCCCGCTAAGGCTGCCGCCGGTATCAGCTTCACAGGTAATCGCTGTTATTTCCGCCTGGCCGGTGAGAGGAGGAAGCGGAATCTTAAACGGTGAATCGGGAAAATCATCCAGAAAGAGGTCCCACGTCTGTGTGATGAATACACGATTCTGATAACTTTCGCAATATTCCCGGGCTGCCGTGATAAAGTCCGACAAGAGTGCATCTTCCAGATCGGAATCAATCTTAAGATGTTGTTTAATCTCAGGAAGTGATACCGGTTCAATTGCCGGTGGTGTAATGAGTTTCAATCCCATTTACTACCTCTATTTTTTACTCGTATTACCAGTTAGCCTGGCCGCATTTTCAATCGGGTTCTTTGTCGCCGTTTCCGGCTTCTTTATTTTGCTCTTCTTCTTCTGTTCCCTCGTCATGATCTTCACCCCTTTTCTCATTTAGCGAATTCTCACATTCTTTGAGAAGGGCAATAATATCATCCTTTTTCGCTTTCTTAAATTTAGATACTTCGATGCCTTTCTCTTCCGCAAGTTTGAGCAGTTCCTTTCTGCTCATTTTAGAAAAAACATCCCGGACCCGTCCCGGAACATGCATTCGTGCAATATTCCCGTCAATCCATGCAAGAGCCAGCTTGTTGTCAATATCTACCGTGTCCCCAGGTTTGATATCTTTTCCATCCAATCTTGCTTTTTTGATTAGTTCGACTTTCATATTAACCTCTTTTATTATCCGGGAGGGAAACCCCCTCCCGGTTATTTTTCCACCTAATTAAAGAGAAGCCGAAGCCCCTACTTTTTGTTCAGGCGTAAATCTGTATCTTCCTCGCTGAAGGACCGCGGCCACATTTGAGGTCGCCGTTGTAGTAACTTTCACGGCAACATGTGTAAAATCATTTATCTTGTCCAGCATCGTTGACAAGATCTCAACAAAAGCCTGGGCTTTCGTAGTCGCTTTTACACAAGTCCCATCATCCGGGCTGCTCGACACCGTTATGATCTTCTCACCGGGATCTGTCGCTATCAGGGTGACAGCTCCTGCAACATTGGAAGCAGTAATCCCGGGCACGCCGTAAGTCGCATCGTTGATACAGGTCACAAGTTCAGCCGCGTCCTGTGTATCCGTGCCGGCGATGCTGAATTCACGGTTTGCCGGTGTGGTTGTATCCGCATGAGCTGTGAAGATAAGGCCGTTAATCGTGATCGTGCCGGCAGCCAGGAAAGTGGCCAGGGTGATCGTCATCTCAGTAACAAGGGCATTGGCTGTGATCGTCGCCTCAGCCCCGGTTATAACCTTGGATCCGGTTGCGGCTGCATCTTTTGCCTGCAGGAGCTCTATCTTGGTTGTTTTTGTGGCAGCCATGGCCCCGCCACTTAAAATGGCGAGGGCGCTCCGGTAATCTTTCAGGCTGTGATACTTCCCTGTCACATTGGTGTTATCCAGGACCTGAGAGACAAGCCCGATGTCAATCTTTACATCTTCGTGTATTCTCGTTTTCATGTTATGCCTCCAGTACTACAAACGGAGATACATCCATTCCGTTTGCGAGTTTTAGCGGTTCTTTGATCCAGGTATCGCCGTCCATCTTGACGGTCATCTTGACTCTGATTTCTCCCTCAAGAAATCTCGTATAGGGATCAGTTGCGAAGAAGGGACCGGAGCCGTCCTTGATGTAATAGAACGACCAGTCAGCAAGAATAGCGTCACCCCTGCTGCCGGCAGATGGATTGACTTCGCTCCAATGAATTGGCCGGCCATGAAGTATATCGGGGACGCCTTTTGTAGCATCGCCGATAATCATGATCAGCCTGCTCTGAGCATCCGCCATTTTAGCAACCTTGTCGTACAGATCGAGGGAAAGCTCCCATACCCGATTTACTGCTCTCGGATACATGTACTTCGACATCTGCACAACATCGTCGAATTTGAAATCCAGAGATGTGTTCCGGGCTATAAGCCTGATTCCCGATGAATTCAAGATCCCCTTCGGTTTCCCGATCCCATCACCGCTGATGAACAGATCGTCCTCAAGCTCACCAAGAGCACCCCTAAAGGAAATTTCCATATCCGCCGTTATTGCCGTCGGATTCTGCAAGGTCTCTTCAGTGGTGATATAGAACATACAGATTTTGTTGTCGGATGGATCAAGTACAAAAAGATCGTGCTCAAGTTTGCTCTCATCGACAGGTGGGTTTCCTTCGGAGATATAATTCACAAGAATGCCATTATATACCCCGGCTGCTCCTTGCCTCAAAACCCTTTTCTTGAATTTCGCGTCAGGATATTCTCCCGCTGGAATTACCCTGGCCCGCTGACGAATGTATCCGCCGGTACCGACAAGCTTCAGAGTCCCCGCTTCGAAAGTGTCAGGGATGAGAAAACCAAGCGAAATACCGTCGGAGATATTCATTGCTCTCAAATTCGCATTCATGACATCTGAATACCCTCGAATATTCTCGCTGATTTTTCCTTTATGCTGAGCCATCCAGATATCCCGAACGAACTCGCCGAGATTTTTGAATTTAGTTTCTGTGGGCCCGGGATCCCCTGCAGGCATTCCAGGTTTCGGCTGATTCGGAGGGATACCAGCTCTCTGATTTTCAATCTCCTGGGCTTCTTTGATCTGCTCGTCATAATCAGTAACCTGGGATTGGAGGCTCTTGACTTCGGCGCGCTCTTCCTCCGTATAGCCTCTTTCTTCTTCGACTGCCTTGTCGAGGATGCCCTGCCGTTTTACAAGCAGCTCATCCTTTTTCCGCATTAATAATTTTATATCCATTTTTTATAACCTCTCTTCTTTGTTTTATGTTATCACTGGCATCTTTCAAAACTTCCAATACCG